CATTTCCAACACAAGGAAAGAGCAAACCTGCCGCAAGTCACAGAAGTGCCTCCGATAAGAATCGAAACAGATCAAAAGGAGTGCAAGTGACAAGGAAAAATGATACACAGAAAAGGCGTAATGCGCATGATATCTCACCAGGAGCAGAAGATGCAGATGGGGGAAAAAGCGAGCCCGGCGTTCAAGAAAATATAGTATATTCAAAATGTACTAGAGCTGAAGCCGAAAGAGCAGTGGACATGTTTTCCGATTGGATAGAAGATAATGTAAGGGAAGAACAAGAGTCCCCTGAATATCATGGTAGAAATCAATATGAACAGAAACAAAATGCACCAACTCATAAGAAAATGAGAGGACATGCAAAATTTTGGGATAAAGAAGTTCAATCTATACCAAGCGTAGCAGATATAGCAAAAGTTGCACGCAAAATCAAAACCTCAAAGAAAGACGCACATGTAAACAAAGAAGATTATTTACAATGGTTAAAAGATGAACGTAAAAAGAATTCATCCAGTGTAGCTGAAATGCAAAAACAATACTTAAAGAAACAATCATTTACACCACAAGATTTAATGGCCGGTATATATAAAATATACAATGATGCCAACCAATACTTATGTACTGGTACACTTGTAGGACAACGTATGTTTGTAGTGTTGCACTGTTTAGACCATAATGATCTAACAAGAAATTACTTTGCGCGCAATCACGTTAATTCCATCCAAATGAAAGGAGAAACATTATTAACACATAATGATGAAATAGGAAGTTTTTCAGTTTGTGGTTTAAAAACCCCGTTTAAAACAACGAGTCTAAGAGTATTAGATAAAGCTGAAATTGTGAGCGTGTTTGGATACGGAGAAGGAGCTAAAAGCTCACCAGATGTTATGACTGGTTTTGCAAGCCCCTTGGGATGGTGCACAGCGCCTACAAGAGTTGGAGATTGCACTTCACCCGTTTTGGACGTTGAAGGAAAAATCGTAGGGTTTTGGACCCACGGTGATGGTGAACAATATGGAAAATTTGAACCTGTTACACAACAATTAAAGGAAGAAATGAAGACAAATTATGCAGATGTTAAGTTTAACAGTCTAGCTTTTCAGTCTTCCCTCCTCTCCCAGAGACATTAATCGGAGAGCCGTTCTATGAACGGTACCCTCTGAAATATACGGAGGTGGAGGGCCAGGATGTTTTTAGTAACACCGCCTATGTGACAGAATTACATGATAAATATTTACCAGAAGAGTACTTTCCAATTGTTGGAAGTATTCCGCGTTTCCCGCGTTACAAAAATAAAAGGACAATGGATCCTTTTGCAAAAAGCTTCATAGATGAACAATATCCAGGTGAAATGGATTCCTATGATTGGGGATTACCCAAGCCAAATCAAGAAGCAGCTTTTAAATCCTTGAGTAAATATGGAAAAGATATATTACCAATGACCCCAAAGCAAATTGAAAATATCAATACAGCATGGGAGTGGACCGAAAGGCACTTTGGAGTATATATGAAAAACTCAAAGGTTCGTTCATATTTAGAGGTAAAACCAAAACTCGATATGAGTACCTCAACAGGCGCACCATTTAATATACTCTATAAAACAAAGAAGGAGTTGTTTGAAAACGACCCAGATATAGATGAATGGTTTGAGAAAGATTGGATGACATTAGCAAATGATCCCAATTGGACCTGTTTATGCACAAATTCCTTAAAAGAGGAAATAAGACCAAGCGAAAAGATTAGACAGAATAAGATTCGGACTTTTACCGCTATGGCTGTTGATATGACAGTGCACGGCAATAGATTATTTGCCGATATGAATGAGAAAATGAACGATAGTTGGTTGAGATCATCAAGTACAGTTGGTTGGTCTCCCTACGGAAGAAATTGGGATCGCATGATTAAGAAACTTAAGAAGCATCCAAATGGTTACGCACTAGATGAGAGTGAATACGATAGTAGCCTACGTTCATATATGATGTGGGGTTGTGCAGAACTGCGTTGGAATATGTTACAAGAAACAGACCGAACAGCAGACAACCTAACTAGATTAAAAACAATCTATCGAAACTTGATTTCGAGCATCATTGTAAGTCCAACCGGAGTCTTAGTACAGAAGTTGACAGGAAATCCTTCTGGCTCACCTAACACAATTAATGATAACACATTGATATTGTATACGTTGATGGCGTATGCATGGTTAGAGACACATCCATATGTGGAAGACACGAGTTTGGCAGAATTCGAAACTGAAACCGCAAAATGTTTATGCGGAGACGACAACACATGGTCAGTATCAGATTGGGCACATCCTTTTTACAATGCACATACAGTAATAAACTGTTGGAAAGCAATAGGAGTGACAACAACAACGGATGATATGGAAGCACGAGATGTAGATGATTTAGATTACCTCAGTGCCCACACAATATATTTAAATAATTGTGCCGTTCCAATTTATGACCACACCAAAATCCTGACAAGTTTATTATACAGTGCAGGAAAAGATCAAGGACCAGTACTTGCATTAAATAGAGTAAATGGATTGATAATAAATGGTTATACAAACCATTGGTGTCGAAAATTTTTGAGAGAATACCAAGAATGGTTACTATCAAAATATGATAAAGTGATGTCAGAAGATCCCGAATGGAAAATAGCGAAAGCCGGGATTCATGCAGATCGATTCTTAGAAAGACTTTATTGCGGAGATACAATTGCAAGACAAGGGTTCGTATACGGTAAAAAGAAACAAACCGACCCTATAAAAACAATTGATAGAAATATGTCACAAGTGATACAAATTAAGCAACGCAAACCTAGAACCAAGCGAGGGGGAAAGGGACCGAAAAAGGTTAAAGCTACTCGTACAGTTGTAGTAAAACAACAAAGAAACCGCGCACCAAGGAAGAGGCGCGGTCGGAATCAAAACACCAATAATGGCTATGGTAATAGCAATAATGGCGGAAACCGATTAACA